ATGGTATATTCTGAACTATCTGGTCGGGAATAGAAAGTGTCTCAAATACTGGGAGACATTCTTTCCCGACTTGTTCGTATGCGACAATCTTTCTATTACCTTCTACAATCTTTCCTACAGGGTCCTTGAGTTCTTGTGCTCTAGTAGGACACTCTGGTATGGTCTCTTTATTCTTTGGCACCTCTGGAGACTGTGGTGCTTCTGGTGCTTTAGTCTCCGGTGATTTGATCGGTGGCGGTTCCGGTGCCTTGGTTTCAAATTCTAATTTATTTGTATCATAGTCAATCGGACTAAAGGAGGGTGTCCCTGCATCACACAGGGTCATGACACCTTCAGGATCTTCCTCCTTTAGTGCTGTGTTTTTTTGATTCTCTTTGTGTGCCTGAACACAACCAGGTATATTAACAACAGGTGTTCCAACCTCACTGGTCACCGGAGGATAAACAGGAATTGCCTGTGGAGGATCTGATGTCATCCACTGTGGCGTCTCAGGAATTCTAATTTCAGAAATTCTAATATTGTTTACTCGAATGTCAGGGATTGGCATCAGTTCCGTTAATAAATTCAACGGTATATTCATACCCATTATCTATAACAGAATCATGCAGATCAGCAATATCCTGTAAACCCTCTACTGAATACCAGGGGGCAGTTTCCCAATCAAATCCTTCTCCAAATGTGTTGTCGGCATTAACGACATACCAGTGACAAGATGAGTCAGGGATATCAACAGCACAATGACTCCAATCATCTGACCACTGAGGAACTTGTACCCATAATGTCAATGCGAAAAGAAAACTTAGAAAACTCATTTAATCAATTTCTTAAACACAACAAGAGCACCAAGAATAATAATTACAAAAGCAACATTGCTTACAGTAAGAACAGAGGAGTCACCTACTTTTACGGGACCAATTTCTAAGTCTGCTGGTTGCGAAATAGTTTGTTCTATCTGTATCCCATCGATATTCGCGCCCTCTGGCGCGTTTATCGTTATGTTCTTTGTCATTCAACCAACGTGCCATGGGCACGACGAATCTCACGTAGTTCTTCAAAGTTCTTTTGCTTAGTGCCACCATCATACGCCCAAGCGTATCCTTCGTCAATCATCAATTCATTCAAAGAAAGGGTGGCATCTCCGATGTATAACCAACCGAGTAACCTGCCATACTTGCCCATACCACCAACCAACTCAGTGCGGATAACAAGGTCATCATCCCCAGCAATGGCACCATCCAATTTCTCTTTGAGCCAATTCGTCGCATCGATACCTAGCTCCTTTTCTTCAAGGTCTCTAGTTCTCTTCTCTGGCGTGTCCACACCAGCAATTCTAACTCTTTCTTTTTTATAAAGGTCAAAACCGAGATCGATAGTAACATCGATTGTGTCTCCGTCTAGCACTCTATCTATGCTCGTCACTCGGAAATTGTAACAACTCTTCCGATTTGGAGGTGTCATCGCTCCCATGTTTTTCTCGCTCATCAATGCCTAGTATATAGACAATCACATAAAAAACTCCCGCTAGAAGAATGATAAGACACCAGATAATACTCCAGGTGACATCATTTACATCTTCAAGCGGGCGAAGAAAGAGTTCCATTTATCATTTCCATTGCTTGTTCTAATTCACGGGCATGTTGTAGTTCATCATTCAAGATCTCAAGGATCTTATCATCATGACCATTTAAAGCAAGGTACTTGGCATATGTCTCTGCCGCGTGAATCTCTACTTCGTAGGAGAGATGGTAAGCAGACCTAGGAGCCACCCAGTAATAAACCACGTTGACCCAATAGTAGATAAGTACAAGGTGTCTGGCGAAAGCACGATCCACCCAATAAGCACTACCGCCCCTACTTTCCATGTATTCCAGATGTTCTGTTTCGTTAAGAGTCTGAGCAAAATGTTCCTCCATTAAGTAAAGATGTTCTGGTCCACGTAGCCCCATAGATTCTCTTAAATGTAGCACACTAAGAAAAGCAAAGTAGGGTGCCCTAGCAATTTCTTCAAGCACCCAGAACCTTTGATAGTCTCTGCCTTGATATAAGAAATCAATGATCGCTACAGTAATGTTTAGTGTAACCTCATTGAATTTTTTCATCATTCTACATGCACAGTTCCAATCATGCCTGCTCCCTTATGGGGACCACACCAGTAAGTATAGTCACCTGCCTCGGGGAATTCAACATCAAACTCCTCACCTGGTAACATTGCCAGGGCTTCATGACCTAAGTCTGGACGATCCTCCACAATCACATTGTGTGGAGGAAGCATGTTATTAACAAAGTGAACTGATTCTCCTGCCGATATTGTTACTTCTGCTGGGTCAAAAACTAGATTACCATTTGATCCCATTTGTACGTCTACTGCCCACGCTGGAACAGCAAAAAATAGTGTAGCGATGAATGCGAAAATAAACTTCATAAAGTTTACGCAACTACACTATCTAGTTAATTTTACTTAGTTTGTAAACCGAATTGTCAGCAATCACTAATTATAGAATTGACTTGAGATCCTGCCTCAGAACCAAGGTTTTGTCCCAGAAGCAGTGCCCAACCAGATGCCAACCATCCAATGTAAGGAATACTAGAAACAACAGGAACTGCTACACCAGCAGCAATACTAGTTCCTGCCATCGCACCTTGTGACCGTGCTCCAGCGTCCGCCACGATGCACTCTATGTCTCCTGCAGACTTTCCCTCTTCGCCTAAGGCAGTACCTCCCATGTTTCTCACACCTTCCATAGTATATTGATCGCGACGATATTCATTACGATCCTCAAAAGTCTTGGTGCCACCGAACAGACCTTTCTTATCTTGATTTTTAATCAGGTCAACAGACTTTTCAGACTCTAGAACTTTAGGATCATTTGCCTTGTATTCAATAGTATAACCATCCTTACCTGCTTGAATTTTGTAAGAAGAGTATGGGGTGCCGCGTGGAATATTAATCGTCGGGACTTCAATCCTTTCAGATTGTCTTCCGACCAAATGTCCCAACACACCGATGTGTGCGATTGCTACGACACTACCAACACTAAGGGCAGTCCACTTGAGGTAAGGTTTCATATCACATTTTGTAAGGTTCTTGGTCTGTAACGATTTTGATTGGTCCCTGCTCAACTCTAATGGTTTGAGCGGGAGCAGTCTGAGATGCAGCAGCAATCAGTTTTTCAAGATCTGCTTTGGTAATTCCACCACCAGCACCGGCAGCAGCACCATTACCATTTCCGTTCATCTTCATGGTGCCATCACCAGACTTCTTCGCCGTCTGAACCCCGAACGTAGCTAAAACCCCAGTGAACACGCTGGCTATGAAGGTTGGATCGATCTTCTGTTGAGGAAGATTTGGAATGGTCACATAGTTCAGTGTGAGAATGCCACCGGACCAGACAAGAATACCCAGACGGACGAATGTTGAAAGAATAGCAAGATGCTCCTCGGAGTCTTCAACCTTTTCTTTCAACTTTCCAAATGGTCCTTTGGGTTTTTTGATTTCTTCCTTCTTTACTTCTTCAGGCATCTCTCACGAGCAAAGGCTCATTTATTTAGGGATTGAGACTTTCTACCGTGATGTTTGTGCTGTTGATACTATTGTATTTTCTACAGAGAACATCGCTTGATTCGTGTTCCCATTTATGATATGTGCTTTTTAAGTTTCGGACATAATCTGTTCCACCAAGACCGACCATTTCATCGGCAACGATGGTTTTTATGAGTACGTCCCTCGTTAAAGGTGCCATATGTGAATACTTGTTTTCCAACAACAAATTCTACATCTCGAAACTTAAAGGTGATTCAAAGAATTTGTCTTGGGTGGTTTAGTCCTATGGTTTCTGCTGGACTGATTTATTTAGGCAGATAACCTTTTTCCACCAACCACTCACGGGTCATGGGTGTGGGGTCATAATCAGTCCACATAGTCCCAGCAGCACAGGACTTAAGTGCTGCTGCGGTCATGCCTTCAGTGTGACCTGCCCAGTATGCTTCTTTCTCCCAGGGAATAGCATGTGGTTGTGCTGCATAAGCACTCTTTGCGATTGCCTGATACATACGAGGAACATCCTCTTGATTATGAATAATAGCAATGAAGTTGTTCTCGATTGTTCCTGCCATGCAGTCCTGAGCAGCGTGCCATCCTTCATGACGCATCACTGACATCATAGTGCCAGGACGATGCATGTGAGCAACATTCAGAAAGAAGTTGTTGCCTACAGTATGA